CCTAGACTAATTATGTTATCGTATATCTATGCATTTTATTCATCCACTGTTTGGTTTATGGCACTACCAAACCCCACTAACGCACAAGCAGCATTTATATCTACCATCGTTGGTGCTGGTGCTGCATTCTTTGGTTTATATGTTGGTAAACCAGGCGCTGCATTACCCAAAGGTAGAAAATAGGAAGTCTAAGATATGGCCACTTTCGAAGAAACTGTAGAGAAATTAGCAACAACTGTTGATAAATTAGCTGAATCAACAGAGAAGTCTGGTGATGACGGAGTAGCTGCTTCAGCCGCTAAAGAAGTAAAGATGGAACAAGCCGCTGCTCAGAAAGAGCAACTTGGTTATCTAAAACAGATAGCTGCAGCATTAGCTGGTGGAGAAACTACAAAAGCAGGCAAAGAAGGTGCCAAGGCTGGAGGTATACTTGCAGGCCTAGGTTCCGTTATGGGCAAAATGGGTGTTGGTGTAGGTGCTGGGGCTGCTGGCATCGGTGCATTATTTGCTGGTGGGGGATATCTTCTCAAACAAATATCGGAATTTGATGCTAAGAAGGTCAAAAATAACATACTGGAACTTCTTTCTATTGGTGCCGCCGCCGGCGGTTCTTGGGAATTCTTTAAAAAAGGTGGTGCTTTTGGTCTATCCATGTTGGGTTTGGGTATAGGTTTGTTAGCTTTTTCTGTAGGGGCTGGTGTGTCTGCATTGACAGAGGGAGTGATTTCGTATTTCGGCCAAAGTGATTGGGCAACAACAATAAAGAAAAATGTAACAACTCTTTTATCTATCAGTAAATTGGAAGGATTTAAACCTGGCAAAGGATGGGAATTTACTAAAACTATGGCTTTCCTAGCCGTTGGTATGGCCATTTTCGGCATCGGCAAATCAGTTAATGCCGCAGCCGATTTAGCAGTTACAGGCACCGAAGCTCTCGGTAAACACTTTAATACCTTTAAGACAAAGGATTGGGCTAAAACTATGTATGATAATGTAAAAACCTTGATATCCATTACTAAGCTTGATAAATTTAACCTAAAAACTGGCGCTGATTTTGCTTTAACGATGGGTTTGTTGGGTTTCGGTATGTTAATATTCGGTTTGGGTAAAAGCGCAAATGCTGTAGGAGACATAACAGTTACAGCCAGCGAAAAACTTGGGGAGCATTTCAACACTTTTAAGAAAAAGGATTGGGCTAAAACTATGTATGATAATGTGAAAACCCTGATATCCATTACTAAGATTGGTGGGTTTGACCTAAAAACTGGCGCTAATTTTGCTTTAACGATGGGTTTATTGGGTATGGGTATGTTATTATTCGGTATTGGTAAAGGAGCAAATTCTTTAAGTAACATAGTAGTTGCAGGCAGCGAAAAAATTGGTGAACACTTTAATAGATTTAAGGAAAAGGGTTGGGCTAAAACTATGTATGATAATGTGAAAACCCTATTAGAAATAACCAAGTTGCCAGGATTTGGTTTCGGCAAGGCCTTGACGTTTGTAGGAGTTATGGCTACCTTGGGCCTGGGCATGGCAGCCTTTGCACTAGGAAAAACTGTAAATGCAGCCGGGGATTTGGCGGAAGCTGCTGGTGATGCCGGGGCAAAAGCAGTAAAGGGATTCTATGAACCCTTTGCACAACGTATCAAAGATAACGTAAAAATTCTATTGACAATTCCAGACTTACCGAATGCAAAGAATGAAGAACATCTAGTCGCATTTAAAAAAGTTATGGCTTCTTTGGGTCTGGGTCTTACAGCTTTTGCAGTAGGTAAGTCGGCAGCTGGGGTGGCTGACAAATTAGCTGGTGGCCCAGCTATTTTTAAAAAAGGTGGTTTTGCTAAACAGATTAAAGATGAAGTTACAACTTTATTAAGTATAGGCAATATAAAAGATATAGATAAGGTTTATACAGTTACATATGCTCTTAAAAACTTAGGAATAGGACTAGCAGCATTTGGTGCTGGCGAATTTGTGGGCACGCTTGCAGCAGCTGGTACAGCAGTTTTAACATTCCTTGGAGCGAAGGGCCCAATCGAAAAAATGAAAGAGCTTGCCAAGCACGCAGACCCTTTAACAAAAGGTGCTGACGCTTTGACCAAAATTGTATCCGCTTTAGAAAGAATAAGTGCTCTTAAACTGTCAGGTCTTGGTGGTTTGGGTATAAAAGAGTTGGCTGAAGATTTGTTAAAATCTATGCCTATAATTGAAAAGGCAGTTATGGGGGGAACGGTAGAAGGGGGCATATTCCCATGGCAAGATGACGATATGACCTTTAAAGGTTTAGCTAGTCCCGATATTAAATTTGAAGAAGCAGCTAATAACATAACCCTACTAAAAAAATCATTTACAAATATAGGAACTGAATCAACTCAAGCAGAAAGTCAGGCTAAAACAGATCATTTATGGTCAAAAAATTTAACTAGATCGATAGATGAATTAGCAGCAAATGTTACTGCTATAAATACTGGGGGGAACACTATAAATCATACAACCCATAATCGGGTTGAAGGTTCGAGTTCCGCCGTCGTTAATCGGGTTCCACAGGTTCCAATCAGCGCCGAGAATTACAACGCTGGGCCATGGGGCAGCTAACATGTCATGGGCTGATTGAAACCGTATACGATTACTAACTTTTACTTTCGTCAGAAGCTAACTTCTGAAAATAGGACATAGTATCATCATCTTCTGCCGTAGACACTTCCACTGTAGGAGCAGGCTCCGTTTTTGTATCAACAACAACAGTTGTGTTTGGAGAATCATCAAATGGATTTGGTTCATCAGAAACATTTGAAGTGTTAACTGTTCCAGAAAGAACAGTATTCAAACGAGTCTTCAACTCATCATAAGACTTAAAGTTGGTTGGTGCAGTAAACTCAGTAATGGAGTACTGTGTTTTCCACAATTTCTCCAAATCTTGTTCTACACCGTCGAACAACTCTGATGGAGCTTCGAACTCCGACTTATCGTAATTCCAAAAACCATCAACCTTGCGAATTTTCAACTTGAAGTTTGCGCCTTTCCAAAAATCAAAAGGATTAATTGCAACTTCATCATCAAATGCAGGCTGCATTGCTTCCATGATTTTATCGAAAATCTTCTTTCCATAACGGAACAAGAAAACCTTGCCTTCATTGTGGGGATTCTTAGGATCGCTCACAACGTAGATATTGGAAAAATATTGCAATTTACGCTTCTGACGGCGTGCAATCTCTTTGTCAGATTCTACACCAGAATTCCAGTAAGCAGAGTTCATCTCTGATACTGGATCATTCTGGTTTAGTGTGGTCAACGAATTTTCGATATACCACTGACCTGTGGGGCCTTGGAAAGCATGATTCCATACCTTTGCCCAAGGCAAATCTTCACCTTTAGGTGTAGGCAAGAAACGGATAACAGCATAACCGTTACCAGTTTTATCTAAAACCGGCTTCCATAAGCGTTCGTCCACATAAGATTTTTTTTCTTGCGGTTTAGTCTCGGCTTCAGCTGCACCAAGCAGTTTATCAAGCGAGTTAGTTTTCTTTAATTGTGCTAATGACATCGTATGTCTCCTTATATTTGCGTGTGTTTAAAGATTATTTTAATATATTAAATATACTACATTTAAGAGTCTTTGTCAAGTTCCTCTTTAACAAAAACTGCGGGCCTGTTATAAGCATCTTTATCAAAACTAAGTCTGTATAAGTCTTTATCTTCTACAGCGAAATTAACTAAGATATTCCATGCAAGCCCAATCCTTTCGGTTTCGAGAGGATTTGGTTGATGCCCGTGATACATCCAAGAACTAAACACGTTCATGGTATCTTGTGTACACGGGAAAGACAGCTCGTAAGCTGTATTAGGATTCCCTGCCTTATAGTGTTCCATTAGGGAGAAAAAGGGTTCAAATTCTTGTTTCTGCCTTCTGAAATTCAAAGCTGGATGGCCTTCTTCTGATTGTAAATAAATACATCCACTGATAACAGAATTTGAATGGTTGTGCATTTTCTGATACCCGCCTTTGCCACTGACATTTAACCAACTCTCAGCGAAAAAGAAATCATCATAATCCACTTGCATCACATTGTCTAAAAAGTCTTTAGCACAGGATTTTACAAATTCTGCTAGTTCTGCCATTTCTGGCAATAACAGTAGGTTGTTAAATTTTGGTGTTCTAAGCTTAGTTTCAGAGGGATATTGCTCAAACTGATATTTTCTGATATCAAATGTATCCATATAGTGCTTTGGTGCTTTATATGGTTTAACCAGGCCTGTGGGGAAAATTGCTATAGCTTCGGTCATAATATTTTCAACTCCTTACATAATTCTTCGTTGGTAATGTGTTTACCAACTACTACAAATTCAATATTGGGAAACTCTTTGATTACTGTTTCCAACTGATTTTCCCAATTGACAGAATTAAATCCCTTGCTATCAGCTGGTAAATAATTCTTTGTACCTTTATATATGTTATTTATAGAGGAGCCATACGAGCTTAAATCAAAACCTAAAATATAAATTTTTTCTGCTTTGTGTTGACAGGCGAGGTGTAATGCGGTATTGCCGGCAGACCATCCTACAGGATAATCTATAGATTCTACCTTATCTTCTGGTTTAACATAAGTAATCCACACACCAACATCCTTTTCCAATTTAGTTTTAAGATCAGGTAAGTCAATATTTGGTTTAGCCCGCAAAACTGCAGCAATCCCTTCTTGTATAGTAGCTGGGTCTTTACCTGACACAACACACTCTTCTGTTTTATCCTTACTGTAATGAATAAAATCTTCTGGGATATCGTATCCTACAAACATCATGTCAGCAATTGTTGCTGGTATAGGACACCAATTTGAAAAATAACACAAACCGGCATAATCAGAATCATAAATTTCCTGTTGCATGGCGTAATCAACTGATACAAGAATATCTACATTACCGTCACGGTATATAGCATTACAACCGTAAGTAGTTACATCTTCATCCTCAATAGTCTGCTGCGATGGGTTAAACCATGCCCTAGATTCGCCATTGCCTATAACAAGAGCTTTACGAGTCATCATTTATCCTTCTTAAATGCCGGCCGGTGGCGGCGAGGATTGTACCCTTTTGGCCAGCTGGGTTGCCGTGATGCAAGCTTTTTACATCTGTCTTGGAGTTGATTGTTATATATCTGTAACTCAGCACAAACATATTCAAGTTCTCTAACACGAGCTGTTAGAGTTTGGATTTCATATCCTTCAAAAACGTCTTCAATCTTGATGTCCACTAGGAGCTCCTTCAATTAAATTTAATAGCCTTATTCTATACCCTTTCTTGTCAATTGTCAAGAACCTTTTATAATCTTTCATAAATTTTTTAAGGTCTGGCCAGATAACATCATCCGATAATTTTTTATCCCATTTTTTGCTATAATTTACAAGATCATCTAAAATTATCATGGTTTCAATAGATACTCGACCACCTAAAAATTCTCCCATAAGTTTGGGATGGCCAGAAGTTATAGAAAATAGAGGTTCAAAATTATGGACTAAAGGCACCATTTCAATTTCAAACTGTTCAAAGAATCCTTTACGATGCAGTTTCCATGTCCAATAATTTTCATCACTGAAATTTTTAATATACCCTTTACGGTCTTTGATAAAGTTTGCTAGAAAATAGTCTTTTGGGTCGGCGTGTTTATTTGAAAGACGAACAAAAAATGCTCGATCCTTTCTTTTATAAAAGGAATCTCTGGATACTTTGGTTTTGCCATTATACTTAATATAATCATAATCACCAGAACCAAAATGTGCCTTCATAGCACAATACATTAGATATACATCTACAGGTTTCATTTTAAATTACACAGGTAATTGTGCTTGCCTCGGCAAAAAGTTTAGCTCCCTTGCATTTGCTTCGATTTTTCCTTTTAGTCCCTTTGTAATTAAGGGTTTCACTGAATCTGGTTCAATTTCTTGTTGTTCGCAATACCACAACACAGCCTCCATGTGTGATATATTCTTATTTTTTACTATATTTTCAATCTCCATAGAAAAAGTTTTGGGTGTATTCAATGACATTTTCATCCTTTAAAACTGTGGGGGATAACCGTGGCCCTCGGCGTGTCTATTGTACCATTAACACTACACTACCAACAACAAGATTTGCTACAACAATACCACCGATTATAGTCAAAAATATCATCCGTTTAACTCCTTTAAAATGGTAGTTTTTGCATCGAGGAGAAACTACCAAAACTCCTTTAGTGATTTCTGTTACTAAGTATCACCAAACTCTATGAGACTATGCAGCTAGTGCATAATCCTCAAATACAAAATTATCATTTGCATTTACTAATTTGACCAATAACGCAGTCACCCGACAATTCTCCACTTCTCTATTCCACGCCAGTCGATCCTATTTCGCCCCCATCAGAAATTCACTCTAGTCCAAATGGACTTTTGGTGGAGGCGAGGGGTACTGCCCCCCTGTCCTGTACGTCTTTCAATCCGTATCAACGAACTGTATTATATTTATACCACATAACAGTAGTATTTGTCAACTCCCCTTTTCTTCTTTTTCTTCTTTTTCCTCTGGCTTCGGAGTATCTTTATCACCAAGGACAAATCCAAACCCATTTCCTCTCAAAAATGAACGAATCTCAGAAATAGGTCTAGACCAAGCGATGTGAGGTATAATACTTCCCCAACCATAAGCGCCAACCATTGATGGAATACCAATCAGTTCATACTTATCTCGTTTCTTACTATAGGCCCAGAGAGAACCGCCACTATTACCAAAGATAATAGGTGAACTTGATAGGTATAAGGATCGACCAGTACGATCTTTACCACTAATACCACTTAATAGTCCCTGAGTCGGATAGGGGGGATTGCCCATACCACTACCGATTGCCCATACTGTCTGAAATAGGTATGGCCCGCCGGCATGTTCTGCCCAGAGTTGTGCGACATTTTTTATTACACGTTCTTTATCATCCAAACGCAGTAAAGCAAGATCGCCTTGTTTATCCCATCCAACAATACGTGCTACACGACCTGTGGTTCCTACAGCTGTACTATAATCGTTATAATCCCACAAACGGATATGTAGTGGTCTGCGAGTCTCGACCTTTACTGATTTGCCCTTTTTAGGATCAAATTCTTCACTAATGCTGATAGCTTCTTCAACGACATGGTGATTGGTTATAACAAGTGTCCAAACACCCTCATCTTTCCAAGATTTATGGCTTCTATTATTACTAAAAATTACTGTACCAGAACCAACACCTTTACCTGTTACATCAATCATTACCGTAGGGTAAAGCATTTCTGTAATCTTCTTTACAGG